AGAGATTTTATTCAGCGATTTAACAAACGTTTCACAAGTTCCTCCTTATGGCTAATTATTTACACTACAAGCATACACACAGCCACAAGATGACTTCACACATGTGCCCAACTCAATATGGACGCGTCCATTTCGTAACAAATGTTCAACCACACCATATTAAAAAGGATCCACAGATAATCGATCCATTCGTTCGCGAAACCCTCGAACACATGATCGGCTCAGATCCCGTTGCCCTCTTCCTTGATAGCACACGATCTTTCTATACATTAGAAGGACACTATGAAAATCTTTGGAAATTTGACACTCCTCACATTCCAAGACCCACAAACACACTCTACCAAGAAGCACTCTTTAACACACAACGCAAATTCCGACTTCCAAAACCGGCCTTTTCCCACGACTGGGACAACTTAAAAGAAGTTCCATTCATTCCAACATCTGGCGCAGGCTACGGATACGTTGGCAAGCGTGGCGATCCAGGTAATCACGACCTAGCGATAAACAGAGCCGTAGGCTCACTATACGCATGGGACGACTACCGTCATAGGCGTACTACTAAACCCTTTAAGTACAGACCTTATTTAGCATGGACCCGCACACAACTTGCAACCTTTGATGCACCCAAAATACGACACGTATGGGGCGCTGCTTTTGAGAACATTATTCTCGAAGGTATTAACGCTTACCCGTTGATCAAAGCATATCAAGAATGGACCGACTCACCAATGGTGATCGGCATTCACACATACAAAAGACTTCCTCACATATTACATTCTGTCTTAAAACCCGACAGCGACGAAGAAGTTCTTGGTATTGGTCTAGACATCTCAGGTTTTGATCAATCCGTGCAACCTTGGTTTATCCAAGATGCATTTAACATATTACGACAAAACATTACATTTTCCGACCCTTACGCAGCAATTGCTTGGGAATACAGTGTACACCACTTTATTCATAAACCAGTTGTCATGCCCGACGGAAAAATGTGGCAAGTCAAATCAGGCGTACCGTCTGGTAGTTATTTTACACAAATCATTGACTCAGTCGTTAATCACATTCTTGTAAATTACATACAGCTTAAATTATTTAACCGTCCCCTCAGGACGTATGTATTAGGTGATGATTCACTCTTTGGATTACCACTCACAACAAACAC